TCCAAATGCAAATGAAATTCCTGCTGGTCCAATTAATGCTAACCCAACATTTTTTAAAGCACCTACTAATCCACCACTTGTTTTTGATAATGTTGAAAATTGATCAACAACTAATGGCAAGTTATTTTGTATTGCTATGAATCCAAATGGAGCATCACGAGCTACTTGACTCAATGAAAATAATGCACCAGCTCCTTTTGATGCACTTGATGGAAGTTTATCTAGACCAACTTGTTTTAAATTAACAATGCTTTGTTCTAATTGTGCTATGTTTTTATTAGCATCAACTAAACCTTGCCCAAGTTGAGTTTTTAATGTACCCCTAACCCTTTTTAATTCGGCTTCAACTTCACTAATGGTTTTTTTGAAAGCATCAATATTACCACCAATCTCAAATATGAAATTATCAGCCATTACTTAACCTTTTAAATATTTGTCTATATTCCTCCTCGTCAACTTTTACCTCAATTTCATCCCCTGGTAGTTGCCAAAGTGCCTCTGGTGTTTTAGGTGCAGTTTTAGGATCACCCATTAACCGCACCATTGTAAACATTAACATTCTCGTTTGCTTATACTCATCTATCCTTTTTGCTTCATGTCCTTTAATCATAAGTGACAATTCACGAGGACTTATGCCATAAAACTCACGAGGTATAATTTTTAGTTCACCAAAAGCAAACGCTTCTATTTCTTCCCACGAGAGTTCTTTTTTTTTGCTTGATCATCTGGTGCTTGTTTTATAAAGTCACTGCTTGACCAAACACTAATTGCTTTAGCAATTTCGCTATCTTCTTGGTTTTTAAGCAAAGTTTGTTCTACCCAATCCACGATGTCAGCGAATTTATATTTTGGATCTACTTCTTTTACGATACAATTATTGAAATAACCACTATAAATAATGTGACTTATTGTAATCTCATTAAGTATTGAGCTATCTAAATTTTTATCGTTTTGGAATTTATCTTGTAAATACCTAAAAGAAGCCATTCCAAATTTTAGTCCAATCGTTTCTTCTTTAATAGTAATAGTAGTGTAGTTCATAATTAAGCAGTTACATCAATAGCACCAGTTGATGCGATTGTTCCAGAAAAGTTAATAAATTCAGTAGTAGCTTGGTTTAATGTCAAAGATGTGATATAACCAGCAAATTGATGGTAATATGCAGCACCAGCTGAGGAACCAGATACAACTGGATTTTGTACTCTTACAGTTACCAAAGTCTTATTGGCAAATGCAGAGAGCAAAGAGTTATAAGAAACTTGTGCAACACTTGGAGCGGTTTCACAAATTGCATCAAAATCCAAACTCATTTGAGGCTCACCTACCGCAGTAAGAACGCCACAATTTGTTTGATCGGTGGTAGAATCTACTGTAGAGTTTACAGAAGATGTGCGCAAACATACGAGGTTTTTATATGACGACCCACCAGTTACGTCAATCTCGATGTTTTGCAATGAACCTTGTACTTGTGCCATTGTTATTGTTTTATTTTTGGTTTACTAAATTACGAATTGTTAATATTTTTCTACTTATATAATTATCTCCTTCCCACAAAGGTAAGTAAGTTGATAATGTTCTAGCCATTGGAAATACTTCAAAGTCAGCATCATCAAATCCATCAATTCCAGTATCGGGAATTAAAATATTTAATATTTGACTAGAAATATTATCTACTTGTCCCATGTTATTATTCTTGTTTTGCTCACTATATACCTCAATTGTTACCTCTACTATATTGCTAAATGAATTATTTGTATTGTCGGCAACTTCGGTAATGTTAGTTATAATAACATATTGCTCCGGAACCGTTACAAATGGAGGTTGTCCATAAACCGGAACATTTTTATTATTCCATGTTATGTTGCCATTTAAAGCATTCACATAGATTGTGCGTACATTATTTGAACAATCCTTCATTATACCTTTTTAACCTTTTTTAAATATGATCTTATCTTTTTTTGATATTCTGGCCAATATGCTAAAATACTTGGCCTCATATAAGGTCTAGGTTTTAAATTAATCTTTTTAATACCTCTACCTTTATAAAGAGCAGCTAACTGCTTCCATGCGTTAGTTTCTGGAGGTACAAAGCCATCACCAGTACCAAACTCAATATATGCCGCATAATCAGTTTGAGCAACAAATTGATAGCTCAAAAACTGTTCTTTATTGAAAGAGATTGAATTAATTAATCTTCCAGTGTCAACTGCTGGTTTTGATTTTGCACCACTTGGAGCTGCAAGTAAATTCTTTGCACTTCTAACCATATCTTCACCAGTTGCGGCTAATTCTCTATCCATAGTAGCACTAACCTCATTTACCGTTTGCTTATATTTATCAAGCATACGTTGAAATCTAGCTTCGTTTATCTGTAATTTAAATCCTTTAGCCATTAAAATACTACCTTTTTATATTGATGATAATTAAGGCCATCCCAATTTGGATATTGACTCAAAAGTGAACTTTTATCGGCATTCATCTTTTTACCTCTATTCTCAAATTGCCATGATGTCAATGCTAATATATCACTTGCCAAATCTTCCGGAATTATACTATAACCACATTGGTATTGAACATTGTAAATACCTTGTGAATATAACCATAATTTGCCACCAATTATCTCATAATCATTATTTTTTGTTAGTGTTGTATAAGTGTTCATACCAGTTTTTATGGTAACACTATCAACACAAATTAAAGGACTATAAGGTAAATCAATCATCCAAACACCAGGCGCATATCCGGTTAAACTAATATTTGCCTTTAACAACTTATTAACCAAGGCAATACCGCTTATTTTCTCCAAATGAACTCTTGACGCATTAATTAAATCTTTTATGACTTGATCTTCAAAATCATAGTCAATTTTCATCCAATTTTTTGCATCGGGTAACGATACTGGCTCCACTACGCCATCAGCAATCGTTGTAATCCCGTTTATATATATCGCCATTTTTACTAATATTTATTAACCATTTCTCTGAACCAGGCCTCAAACTCATCAAGCGTTTTTCTCGGATCATGCTCTCTAGATCTCGCTTTTGCTTTTTTTGATGCTTCGCTATATTTTTGGGCATTATCCAGTTCAGTAATTGCCTTAACCCAGCTTTTAATATCATTCCTATCTTTTATGTAAATACCTGCTTTTCCGCAATTTTCCTTTAATCCATCCGCCTCACTAGATATTACCGGAATACCACTACACATTGCCTCCGTTGCCGTTCTACCCCAACTCTCATAATCACTAGGCATGAGTAATATCCTTGTTTGTTTATAGTATGGCTTAATATCAGCCGAATTAGGCACAATTTTAAGGTTTGTGAGCTTTGTGTCCATTTGTGGATCATAGCTCCCTAAAACGCCTAAAAATTGCTTATGAGGCATAGCTTGGGCAATCTTTTCAAATATCTTACCCCCCTTATTCTCGTTTGTGTTAATTAGTGTAATGTACTCGTTCTTCGCAGGATCAATTTGTAAGTCATAGTAACGAAAATCACATGGAGGCGTTAATATAAAGTTAGGCCAATTGTATTGTAACTTCTCTTTTAGCCATAAAGAATTATACACAATATGTTGAATTCTATCTGCGTCAATGATTTCTGGGTAAGGATGGCTATTATGTATAAAATGAAATACTGGTTTTTTAAATAATTTGGCACTTGCAACAGTCCATCTTGTATAGTCCAAATGTGTTATAACCGCATTCGACCAACGCATTAAATTTTCAACCACATTTTGATTAGGAGGAAATACATCAATTCCATCAAATGTGTAATTATTTGTAATCTTATAATGATTGGCTTGATGTAATAATACTCTTACATTATGTCCTTTACTTTGCAAATGTTTTAAAATGTGATGTAACATCCATTCCGCACCGCAATTGTGCTTTGGAGGATATAAGTGAATAGAAGCAACAATATTCATAGTTAGTAGTTTATGTAATATCCGTACTCTTTATTACGGATTAATTCTTTCATCATTGGGTATCTAAATAAAAATATCTCATGCGTTAAATCTGGTTGCAAATGCGTTTCATAAACATTACCATTTACTTCACCTTGCTCCATTGTATATGGAATTGCAACAAG